TAGATACAATGGTGCTGTATGGCAAGAAGTAGGTAGAACATTAAATTTAAGTGAAAGTTAGGATATAATATGCATGCAATAATAACAGACGGATCAATATCAAAATATATAAACTTTCCAAAACCTTTGGTTATAGGAGATGTTCAATATCCAGCTAGAATATTTTCTGCATGGACTGCAAGTGAACTAGCAGCAATTGGAATTATAGAAGTAACATTTGACGATAGTAATAAAAAAGATGAACAATGGTATATCAATACTAATCAAACTTTTACCTATGATGCAGATGCTGGAACTGTAACTGCAGCTTATGGAACAGCCACTGCTAAAGCTCATGCTGATACTTTATTTACAGCACAAGATGAAACAGATGGTTTAGGTACTGAAGGAGATGTAAAAGACGAAGGTTTAAAAACAAAATTAATTAGAACAGTCAAAGCTCAAGCAGAGGGTTTGTTAAATCAAACTGACTGGTACATAACTCGTAAAGCAGAAAAAAATACAGCCATCCCTAGTGCTATTACAACATGGAGAGATGGAATTAGAACTAAACAAGCAGCAATGGAAACATTAATAACTAACGCAAGTGATACTCCAGCTCTTGAGACTTTATACACATACACTACAGATAGTGATGGTGTAACTTCAAGACCATTAGGAGAGTTTCCAAAATTAGGATCTTAAAATGCCATTAATTTTACCAGGTAATGTAGGGTCAGCAACAGCAGCTACTGGTTTTAATGTATCCAACTCATTTAGGTTTAATGGAACTGATAGTGAGTTTTTAAGCCATGGAACAGGGACAGCTACTAATACGGATAAAGCTACACTTTCATTTTGGGTAAAAAGATCGACAAATTTAGGATCAGGACAAGGTGTATTTGCACAAGATACTGATGGTAATGATAAATTTGTTTTACTTTTTGGTTCAGATGACCAAATAGATATTTTTCAAGAAACAGCTGGCACAGTTGATATTAACCTAGTAACAAATAGAGAATTCAGAGATGTAGCAGCTTGGATGCATGTAGTTTTAGCTTACGACAGTTCACAAGGAACAGCTGCAAATAGAGTAAAGTTGTATATAAATGGCGTGCAAGAAACATCATTTAGTACAGCAGTCTATCCAAGTTCAAATGTAGATTTTAGATATAATAAAAACAGTATTACACAAGAAATAGGTAGATATGAAGGAGGTAATTATTTTGATGGTTACCTATCTGAAATAGTCTTCATTGACGGCTTACAGCTAGCACCAGATCAATTTGGAGAATTTGATTCGGACAGTGGGATTTGGAAGCCTATAGATGTATCTGGTTTAACTTTTGGAAATTCTGGTTTTTATTTACAGTTTAAAGAATCAGGAACAAGTGCAAATAGTAGTGGTCTTGGTGCAGATACCTCTGGAAACACTAGTCATTTTACAGTTTCAGGTGACAATGTTTCATCAGTAATGCAAAGCATAGATACATGCACAAATAATTTTGCAACAATGAACGGTTTACTTCTTTCTGTTTCATCATTAAATTTTACTCAAGGGGATTTAACAAATAATGGAAATTCAAGTAGCACTTGGAGAACTATGTATTCAACAATCGGTGTATCAGCTGGAAAATGGTATTTTGAAGTAAGAATAAATAAAACTAAAAGTTCTGACCCAAATAATTTTATAATTGGAATACAAGATGCTGAACAAATGTTTCAAGCAGCAGACACTGCTGAAATATCATCTACATCAAGAGGTTATGGTTATAGAGGAAATGGTGGTAATAAAGTTAATAATACCACTGGCACTGGTAGTTCTTTTGGAGATGCTTATGGTACTGCAGGAGATATCGTTGGCTGTGCAGTTGATTTAGACAATCATAAAATTTATTTTAGTAAAGGCGGTACTTTTCAAGCGTCTGGAGATCCTACTACAGGTTCAACGGGCACAGGTTCAGCTTTTGATTTAACAACAGGTATTACATATATGTTTGGAATATCATCATATTATGATGATGATCGACATTCATTTAACTTTGGTTCTCCACCTTTTGCAATTTCATCAGGCAACGCAGATGGTAATGGATTCGGTAATTTTGAATATGCGGTGCCTTCAGGTTATTTTTCTTTATGCACCAAGAACTTAGCGGAGTATGGATAACATGGCTTACACAGATATAGATAACCCAGAACTTTATTTTCAGACAAAGCTATATACAGGAACAGGCAGTTCAAATGCTATTACTTTAGATGGTTCAGAAAATATGCAACCCGATTGGGTCTGGATTAAGTGCCGAGATGATAGCCACAACCACCAAGTTTTTGATTCTGTTCGTGGCGTACATAAAAGAATGAGAACTGATACTAATGGTGCAGAAACTTCTAGTACTGAAAGTTTAAAAAGTTTTGATAGTGATGGTTTTACTTTAGGAACACAAGCGAATGTAAATGCGTCAGCTTCTGGAGACAATTCATTTGTAGCTTGGAATTGGAAAAAAACTGCAACTGCTGGATTTGATATAGTTTCATATACAGGAAATGGTAGCAATAGAACGATTTCGCATTCGTTATCAGCAGTTCCAAAAATGATGATTGTAAAAAATAGAGATGCAACTGAAGAATGGACAATTTATCATGCTGGAAATACATCAGCACCAGCAACAGATTATTTAGCATTAAATACTAATGGAGCAACAACAGATAGTAATACTAGATGGAATGATACTGCACCAACATCTTCTGTTTTTACAGTAGGAACTTCTGGTGTAGTAAATGCTAATGGACAAAAATTTATAGCATATTTATTTGCGGAAAAGCAAGGCTACTCAAAATTTGGAAGCTATGTTGGTAATAATAATGCTAATGGGAATTTTATATATACTGGATTTAAGCCCGCATTTTTTTTCGTTAAAAATGCTACAGAAGCTGGTTATGCTTGGGAACTTTTTGATAATAAAAGAAATGCTACAGATGGTGTAGGTAATATAATTAAAAACAGATTATTTCCAGACACTAGTGCTGTTGAAGGAACTAATAGTGACGGTTATTGTGACTTTGTTTCAAATGGGGTGAAGATAAGAAAAGCTGGAGATAGTAATAGTGCTAATACATACATTTACTGGGCTATAGCTGAGAACCCATTTGTCACTAGTGGAGGCGTGGCTACGACGGCCCGATAGTTATGTTACAAAAAATAAAATTTGCACCAGGATTTAATAAACAAGTAACCTCAACAGGTGGGGAAAGCCAATGGGTTGATGGTGATAATGTTAGATTTAGATATGGTACACCTGAAAAAATAGGTGGTTGGTCACAATTAGGATCTGTTCAAATTACAGGTAGAACTACTGCTATTCATCATTTTGTAAATACATCAGGTATTAAGTATGCAGTTCTTGGTACAAATAGAATATTATACGCTTATTCTGGTGGTATTTTTTATGACATACATCCAATTAAAGCGACAACAACTTTAACAAGTGCATTCTCTACAACACAAAGCGATGCAACAGTTACCTTAACTTTTTCATCTGCACACAACATTAATAAATTTGATATTATACTGTTAGATAATTTTACAAGTATAACTAACTCTGGTTTTGTATCTGGTGATTTTACCGATAAAAAATTTATGGTAACATCGATACCAACAAGCACCACTCTTACAATAGAAATGGAATCTAATGAATCTGGATCAGGAGCGAGCACATCTGGTGGAATTAGAGTCAAACATTACTATCCTGTAGGACCCGCAGTTGAGGTTGCATCTACTGGTTGGGGACTTGGATCATGGGGTGGACAACAGTTGGGTCAGTTTACATCTACACTATCATCAGGAATAAATGCAAGTGTGACTTCATTAACTATGGCAAGTTCATCTTCTTTTCCAGCAACAGGAACTATTATTGTTGGATCAGAATTAATTACATATACTGGAAATAGTGGCGGCACATTATCAGGATTAACAAGAGGTGCGTTAGGTACAACCGCTGCAACACATTCATCAGGTGCAACTGTAACCGATGCATCTAATTTCTTTGCATGGAATGCTGCAGCATCAGGAGACGTTGTAACAGCACCAGGACTTTGGTCACTAGATAATTTAGGTAACAAACTTATTGCAACAATTAATGGTGGAGAAAGTTTTGAATGGGATTCAAATCCAACAACAGCTAATAATACTAGAGCAACTATAATTTCAGGCGCACCAACAGCATCTGCATTTAGTTTAGTATCAACACCAGATAGACACTTAATATTTTTTGGAACAGAAACTACAATTGGAACTAAATCTACACAGGATCCTATGTTTATAAGATTCTCGTCTCAAGAGGATATTAATACTTACACACCATCTGCTACTAACACTGCAGGTACACAAAGACTTGCAGATGGATCTAAGATTGTTGGAGCAATCAGAGGTCGTGATGCAATTTATATTTGGACAGACAGTGCATTATTTATTATGCGTTTTGTTGGTCCACCATTTACATTCTCATTTCAACAGGTTGGTACAAACTGTGGATTGATAGGACAGAATGCAGCCGTTGAAGTTGATGGTACAGCATACTGGATGTCAGAAAATGGTTTTTTCAGATATACTGGTAAACTAGAATCATTACCATGTTTGGTTGAAGATCATGTTTACGATGATATTAATACAATTCCAAAACAACATATCAATGCAGGATTAAATAATTTGTTTGGTGAGGTTATGTGGTTCTATCCAAGTTCTGGATCAGGAACAGTAAATCGAATGGTTGCATACAATTATCTAGACTCAAGCAACGAGCGACCAGTGTGGACTAGTGGTACACTTGCAAGATCTGCTTGGCAAGACTCAGCTGTATTTGGTAAACCTCATGCAACAGAATATGACTCAACTGCAGAAACATCTGACAGTGATGTTAATTATGTTCACGGCAATAGTGATGGTGCAACAACTTATTATGAACATGAAACAGGTTTGAATCAAGTTAAGTTAGGTCAAACAACTGCCATAACATCAAACATACAATCTGGAAATTTTGATATTGGTTCACAAGGACTACAAGGTGATGGTGAGTTTATGATGAAAATAAGAAGAGTCATACCAGACTTTTTATCACAAACAGGTGATGCAAGAGTTACATTAAATTTAAGAGATTTTCCAAATGACACATTAGCTAGTTCTACATTAGGTCCATTTACAATAACATCAGGCACACAAAAGATTGACACTAGAGCAAGAGCTAGAGAGATATCTCTAAAAGTAGAAAACACTAGCACTAGTCAGTTTTGGAAACTAGGTACATTTAGAATAGACTATCAACCGGATGGGAGAAGATAATGGCAAGAATAATACAATCATTAACACAACCAAACGAAGAGTATGATCAACAGATACAACAGTCGTTTGTTAGAGATGTAGATAGTATTGTGCAAAAATTAAACACAACCTATCAACAAGATTTAAAAGACGAAGCAGAAGCGGAGGCGTATTTCTTTGGCTAATTCATTTGTAAATAAAAAAGTAGATTTGACTACAACAAGTGCTACAACATTGTACACTGCACCAACCGCTGCAACTTCTATTATAAAATCTATATTAGTATCTGAAGACTCAGGTAATGCAGACACTATAACGGTTACTATTACAGATACATCAGATGCTGTATTTAGTCTTTTTAAGACGAAATCTATATCAGCAAATGGTACAACAGAACTACTATCAGCACCTTTAATACTACAGGAAAGTGAAGTATTAAAAGTAACTGCGGCTACGGCCAATAGACTACATGTTATACTTTCAGCGCTTGAATCTAAGCCTAGAGAAGTTACAACATAGTCTTGATTTACTTGTTAAAAGCAAGTATTAGTATAAATTCAGGTGAAATACCTGCCTAAATAACATAAACAAAATTTAACACATATGATTACAAGATCTCAAATGCGAAGACAACTACGTGCACAAGGTGGCATTATGAATGTCGCTTCAAGAAATATTGGTGGCGGTGGTTATACAGGTACGCCTATGGGTAGTAGAACAGGTTTTAACATTATTAGTAAAATCGGAGATAGAGTAAGAAAACTTATACCTAATGAACTTGCAGATGTTGCAGTTAAAGCTGCACCGTTTGTTGCACCTTTTTTTCCAGGCTATGCAGCAATAGCAAGAGGACTTGGTAGATTTGATCAACGAGGTAGTATCAGTGATGCACTTAAACAAGGTGCAGCTACTTATGGGTTTGGTAAAATTGCAGGAAAATTAGGCGGAGCTGAAGGTTCAGAAATGGGAAATGTTTTTGGACGTCAAACATATTCTATGGAAGGTTTTAAAAATAAAGGTTTAGGTAGATTGTTTAAAGGTGGAGAAGATAAGATAATTAATAATAAAAAACCTCCTGGAACACCAGAAGTAGAACCAACAGGTTTTATGAAAAAAGCTACTGAAGCAACCATAGATAAGATTCCATTTGCAGATAAATTACCACAAGAAGTAAAAGAAAAATTATTAGTAGGTGGTATCACAAGTGGTGCTTCTGCATTGTATAGTTATTTTACAGGTGCATTTGATGACCCACAACAACCTGGTGAAAGTATGGAAGAATACATGGCTAGAAGAAACACACGTGTTAAACAACAGATGAGAGGTTACATGGATAGTTATTACACACCATTACGTAACCCACAATATGCAGCTATGAGTGATCAAGAAAAAAATAATTACATCGACAGTATTGTTGGTCAAGGCATGGCAACAGGTGGTAGAGTTGGGTATCAAACAGGTGGTATTAGTATGAGTAATACTCTTGCACAAAACATAGCAGCTAACAGAGCGCAAGCGATAGCTAATCAAGGCGTGTTACAAGCAGCAAGAAATAAAATGCCAACTGGATTATATAATAATTTAATGAACAGAGTTGGAAATAGAGCAGCTCACGAAGCACTTAATCAAAACACTGGTGGAGCAAGAGGAGTTGCAGCAATTGTAACAGGTCCACCAACTCAAAATGATATTTCTGCAGCAATAAATGCTAATAGAAATGTAAATAGAATTCAAACAGGTCCTAGACCAGGAGAACTTGATCCACTTGGTTTACCAATGACCTCTATGATGTTACCTAATATGGCAGATGGTTCAATGAGAAGCCTTGCTCAAGAAGATGCTATTAGAAATAGAGTTTTAGCAGCACAAGAAGCTAACAAACCTACATATCAAGAAAGATTAATGGGTGAAAGTTGGGAGACATTAAGTGATAATGATCAATATAGAATAGCTCAAGAGTATCCAGGTGAAACACCACCAAGAAGAAATCCAAGTTTTGTTCCTAATATGAATCAAGGCGGCAGAGTAGGTTTGATGGGTGGTACTATGCCTATGGGTGAGCCTAGAGTTAATCAAGGTGGTATTACAGAATTAGATTACAGAGCTAAAGGTGGATTTGTACCAGTTGGTATAAAAGAAAAAGCAGATGACGTTCCAGCAATGTTATCAAAGAAT